CCGTTTGCCGGTGATCATCCCAGCAAACGGGTACGGCTCTTCAACGCGCAACGAAGAGCCGTACCCGTTTGCTGGGATGATCACCGGCTTCTCCCACGTCGTTTTGACGAGTGCGCTGACCAGTTCGACGTGCCGTTCGGGTACTTCCAGGATAGCCGCATCATGGATCTGAGCGACGACACTGGCGCCCCGCGGGAGCTGACGCTGGATCTTCGGGAGGCGTACGTTCATGAGCGATGCGATACCGCCCTGCACGGGTCTATTGCTGACGTCCGGAAGCCCCGCATGCCACCCGAGCCACGAGATGCGCCCCGAGAGCGCGCACCGCATGTAGCCAACCTTGTCGACGATACGCTTGTTGAGTTCGACGTATCGAAAGTAGCCGGAGAACGTCTCCCTCAGCATGCCGTGAATGTACGTCACGTCACGCATTTCGATTGGGAGCCCCTTCGATCGCACGAACGTGAAGACCGTCTCCGGCTCGGCGTAGTAAATGAACCCAAAAATACTATTTTTTTCTACGTCGCGGAACGGCTTGCCGGCGCCCTTCGGATCACGGCCGATGAGCTCCGCTTCGGCGGGGAAAAGCTTCTGTGCGGTCGAGGTGTGAACGTCGCCCGATTCACACGCGTCGATGAAGTTGCGATCACCAGAGAGATAGGCGGCAAAATTCAGCTCGGCTCTGGAAAGATCAAAGTACACGAGCTTGCATCCGGGGCGCGCGACGTAGAACTCGCGCACGCGCGTTTCGAGCACGATCGATTTGTCTTTTAGGTACTCCGCGCGAGGCGCCGATTGAAGTCGACACGAGTAGCGGCCAGACGCCGCACCGTAACTACGCCAGTTGACGTGCGTCCTCGAGATAGTCGGATGCTTCTTCGAGGGCTTGTCGATGGATTGCGTCTTCACGTAGACGTAGGTGCCGTCGATCTTGGCGGCGCCTCGCCACTGCAAAAGAAGATCGGCGAAACGCCCCGCTCTCGTCGCATTCCCTTTGAGCCGCTCGAGGGTGGTCTGGGAAGTGGACGGGAGTCCTGTGCTTGTCGGGTCCGAGGCCGACATCGGCGCCCGGAGCGTCGTGAAGAGTGCTCGCCGCACTTCGGCGAGTTGCATCGGGTGAAAGTTAGGGCGTTTGAGTAGCACGCGCATCTTCTCTAGAAGCTCGGCCTGCTTCTTGACGATTCCGTCGTGCAACCACTTGCGCCGCTCAAGGTCGACGCCGATGCCGCCGATGATCATGGAGCGGCACAATCTCGCGTTCGCCTTGTCGGCCTCATAGACCTCGAGCTCGCTCTTGAGATCGGCTTTCATCGCCTGGCGAGTGCGCGCTTGGATCCTCGCGTCAGCAGCGTTGTATTTGCAGAGCTCTTTCGGATCCAACTTCTCCGGCGGGAGCCCCTTCTCGGTCGCCGCCGGTGCCTTGCTTGAACGTGACTTTCCATGGTCCCGCGTCGACGAACACGCTCGCGACATGAGAGAGCCGTTGCGGCATGTGGCTCGCGAACGTGTGGTGGGCGATGAGCGTGTCCTCGAGCTTGTCGTCGATAGCCTCGAACGGCACGTCGTATCGATCGAGCACGATCTGGTCGAAGTTGTAGCCGTTGTGCATCCCGACCGACTTGGCGCGCTTCAGAGCTCTGTTCAAGAGCGGCGTGTGGGTTGCTTTTCGCCACGGCCAGATCACCACCGTGTGATCGCCGTCGGAGACGCCAACGCAGAGGAGTCGATTGCGCAACGGATCAGCACCGTCCTTGCCCCCGTCCGTGCTGGCGCCGGTCTCGACGTCCACGTCGATGTCAGGGCCGAGCTTGGCGAGCTCTCGCCGTACATCGTCGCGTCGGGTGACGACGACGTAGGGGCCATTCTCGAGCAGCATGTCGCGCGTCAGCTCCCCGCGAACCCACCGGGAGATGCGATCGAGGTCGATCTTCAAGATCGGGAGCCAGGTGTCGGAGCGCAAAACGAAAGCCGGATGCACCGACGGCAGAATCACTCGCCCCGCAAGCTTGCTTCGCCCTTCTGCGATCTGTGCTTTCAACCAAAGCTCGCGCCACTTCGGTGCGCCTCGAAGCTTCGCCTTCTTCGCTTTGCTCCACGTGGGGCCAGGGTCGATCTCTCGGGCGGTCCAAACGAACCCGCGCGAATGCATGATACTGCGAACACCGAGCACACTCAGGGTGCTCGACTTGCCGAGGGTGACGATGGGAATCTTCGGATCGAACTCGGCGAGTTCTCGGAGAAGCCTCGGTGCGCAGCACACCGAAGCCTCGTCGTTTTCGCGATCGATCTCGCTTCGGCACAAAGCCGAATTCGTGAGCGCCGCTTCGCTGAAGCTGAGATCGACTTCACGGCAGAGCCCTCTCAAAAACTGTCCCGTCATGCCGACGAAGGGGCGGCCTTGAATTTCCTCTTTGCGCCCCGGCGCCTCGCCGACGAAAACGACTTTCGGCGGCAACGGCGAGGGCGACGGCGGAACTACGATGTGGCCCTTCAACGGGCAGAGATTGCATCTAGCACCCGCAGCAACTGGGTCGTACTCGACGCCGTTCACGATCGGGAGCGCCCTAGCGGTCATCGTCGTGCGCGTTTCGGTTTCTCGCTCGTCTTCTCGGCCTTCGCTACCTCAGCCTCGTGCTGCTTCGACCGCCACACGTTGAAGCCCGCCCACTGATCGGCCTCGGTACGACGTTGCCACGCGAGCACCGTGCCCAAGCTCTGATCAACAACCGCCGGCACTTCCGAGAGCACGTGGTAGAGCAAATGTCCGGTTGCTTCGGCGTCGGCCCCCGCATCGTGGGCGCCGATGAGAGAGATACCTCGACGAGCGCACGCCGCGCTCAGCTGGTGCCGTCCTTCGCCTCGAACGAAGCGGTCGACGGCACGAACGGCTACCAGCGGGTCAAGCCACGGCCACGTCCAATCCTCGAAAGCGGAAGCGAGCACGAATCGTTGATCGAAGGATGCGTTGTAGGCGGCTGGTTGGGCGTCCGCGAGAAGTGCCCGCACGTCGAAGTCTAAAAAAACGGCCCCGATCGACGGCGCATCCGACACATGCTCGGATGCGATCCCGTGGATCGCCGTCGCCTCTTTCGGGATCAGACGATTTGGATCGACTAGCGAACAGAAACGCCCGACCACCTTCCGCTTCTCGAACCGCACGAGCGCCACCTGCACGGCAGCGTCGACGCCCGGGACGACCCCGGTCGTCTCCACGTCGATGACGACGATGGGGGCCTCTTCCCAGGCGAGATTGAAAAGCCGAAAGCTCACAGTTTGCCCAACTCTTCGATCGCCTTGTCGATGGCGTAGATCATCTCGTCGAAGTCGTACGCTAGAAGCGCCACCAAGTAATCGCTGAGCGTTCCTTCGTCCTTCTCGATCACGCGGCGTGCGAGTGCGCGCCACACAACGTCCGTTTTTCGTTTCGGCTCGTCGTCTAGTTCGTACAGCTCGATGCGGTCTTCCTCGCGCTTGAGGTACCACCGTGCCGACTCTAGATCGCGAAGTGGCGTCTCGGACGACTTGAGCCCGCAGCGCCAAACGTACTTGGTCGCGTTTGCCAAGTTGGCAGGCAAGTGCTCGATGAGCTCGATGCACGCGATCCCGCTCGGATGGCTGTTGTACCAGCGGGGGTTGTTGACGCGCTCGTTCGGATTTTCACTTTGAACTGTCGGCACGATGTGTCTCCAAGTAGCGGATAGCGCCCGCAAGTCGTTCGGTTGAATCTGCAAATTGCCCCAAGCCCGCATTACATCGTCCGCACAGAAGCCCACGCACCTTTCCTGTCGTATGGTCGTGATCGACAGCAAAGAATCGATGCTTGTACTTACCGTGCGGTTGAGGCGGCTGCGTGCAAATTGGACATAGACCGCCGATCGCCGCCTCCATTTTCAGGTAGTCTTCTTCCGAAAGGCCGTAGTTCGCGCGAAGATTATAAAACGACTGATACCTCGGCCACTTTCCACGTCGAGCGCGCATGGACGCGCGATGGTGCTCGGCGGCTCGAGTTGCTTTGCAGCCGCCGCAAAACTTGTCGTTACCCGCTATCGGCACGAACAGTACAGCACATTCTTTGCACGCAATTCGACTCCTAGGGCGACGAGCCGCCCACGGGTGACGTTTGCCACGATGAGTCTTCGCGGCGAGACACCCGCAAGAACGCACCGGTTTTTTCGTGTCGCCCAAATGCCCCGAACGAACTGAAACTATTTTCCCGCATGCGCAACGGCACCGCCAAAATACGATTCCAGGGCGGCTGCGTACGGAGTCGTGCTCTACGACCGTAAGACGCCCTACAACGAAACCGGTGCGATCCAAAAAATTCATTGTAAGTTAGCTCAACGGATGCGGTTCTTCGCCGGGCTCATGCACCGGTGCCCCCGCCCCTTCCAACACCACGAGGATGTCGAGCGCCGCACTGAGCTTGCCGGTGAAAAAGCACAGCTCGGCCGTCGCTGGCATCTCGAGCGCGGCGCCGATCAGAGTGTCGAGTACTTCGCGGACGGCTACGACGCGCTCGTAGAGCTCTTTCTCGGTCATCGCGGCCTCCCGCTTCCCGCGAACTTCTCCTGCGCCTCGATAGCGAGATCGAGACACTCGAGCACGTCGAGGCCGAGGTCGTCGATCCAACGGATCGTAGAGAAGAGGATGTTGCCGAGCTCTCTCTTGCGGTGCTTCTCCGGAAAAACCTCTGGCGGCCAAGAGGTGTACTCGCGTGCGAGCCGTGCGAGATCACCGACACCGACCATCAACCGGATCGTGATCTCAGGAAGATGCGGGTGCCTCGTATCCCCCCAAATCTGCCGCCCCTGAACCCGAAGCGCCGAGAGCCCGGCGTGAACTTGATCTCGGATCGGCGGGTGTATTCGCATGTCGACTTTCATTTCCGCGCCTTCTTCGGGCGTTTGATTTTCGCTGCCTCACAAATTACCGCGACGACCGCCGCGCGTTTCCTTCGAGCCGCACGTCCTGTTCTGCGGTTCCGCCTTCGTCTGATTGCTCTCGGCATTACGTTTCCTTCTCGTCTAAAGCTTCGACGACGCGCTCCACGTTCCCGTTGATATCCTCAAGATTGCGGGCTATGCGGCCGAGCTCTCCATCTTCCCCGAGAGCGTCGGCGATGCGGCTGAGCGCGTCGGCAATACGATGTACACCTTGCACGAGGCTCTCGCTCTCTTTGTACGGACCAAAAACGTGTTCGGCAGCGTCCGTGATCGTCGAGCAGAATCGCGCTACTTGTTCGTCGGTCATAATTACTCGAATCCCCCGCACTTCCCGCAAGCACACCCATCTTCTTCGGTGTGCTTGCTTCGAGCACACCCGCACACCTCGCAGACGTCGCCGCTCGAAGCTACATCTCGCTCATCTATCTCAATGAGCTCGTCGTCTTCGAGCAGCGACCGTCTACGACGCGGGTTCATCGGCCTCGGCCGTTGCTCTTGCCGTTGCTGCTCTTCGAGGCCGGCTTGCGCTTCCCCCGGGGGGCCGGCTTGTCGTCCTCGTCCTCGTTGTCGTCGTCATCGTCCGCGCCCGAAGTGAGCAGCGCGTTGATGTCACGGAACGCGATCTCCGTGACGACCTCACCGGTATCCTTGCGCGTTTGAAGCTTCGTCCACACCGTGAACTTCTTCCCCTCGAGCGCTCGGATGAGAGGTTCGAGTTCGGTTTCCGGATCGTCTCCGAGCTTCTTCGGGATGAGATCCAAGTCGGCGTCGGCCGCCTCGCAGACCTCACGGATACGCAGCTTGGCCATGCGCTCGCCGCGAGGGCTCTTGGCGCCGAACACCAGGAACGTGCTCAGCTCGGTGCCGAGCGCCTTCTGGAACGCCTCGTCGTCCTCCTCGGTGCTGTCGAGGCGGATGGGAACGATGATCATGGGAAAGCCGTGTTCCTTCGTCGGCTGCACCTTGCACTTGCCCCGGGGGATTGACGCCATCCATTCGCCCGCAGGCGCGTCGGGCGCGATCTCGTTCACGTCGAACGAAACGCGCTTGTATTCCATCTTCTTCTGATTGCTTGTTGCTGTTGCCATCTTGCTTTCTTCTACCTTCGTTGCTGGTTCGGACGTTTCGTAGCGATCTCAGGGGGCTTCTTGCCCCCCTTGAGCTTCTTTTTGAATTCCTCGTGAAGCACACCGACGTCGGCGTCTATCTCGCTCGTGCCGTCGGCGGAAAGGCAACTCGGGCCGTAGACACCAACGGGGTTGATGAAAAAACTGCGCCTCGAGTGATCCTTGGAACTCGGCGCCATGAAGACGATGTCGCCGAACATGCCAGGGATCTCTTTCCTCGCAGCTCCGGCGAAGAGGGGCGCTACGTCCACGCCCGTCTTCTCGGTCTGCCCCTCGATGAGCCCACTACCGCTCTCGATGTAGTGCGAGATGCAATAGAAGTGTGCCTTGAAGTCGAAGCAGCGTACGAGAATGTTGATGAGCCGCTTCCGGTACTCACGCCAGAAGCGGCGACCATCGGCTTCACCCTTCGCGTTGCGCGTCTGATCCTCGAGCGCGACCTCGAGCCAACTCGCGTACATGTTGTAGTCGTCGATGACGATCCACTTGTACGTGCCGTCCTTGCAGCCTCGACGCGCTTCCTTGAGCGCCTCTTCCATCTGCGCTTCGTCGCGCACGAGATCCCACTTGAAATGATCGTTGCGGCGCGCGGCATCCGTGAGACCGCTCTTCTTGCCGCAGTTGATTACGTACCCCATGCCGAACGCCGCAGCGGCGGAACCGACAACTGAAGTCGATTTCCCGTGGTGGGGTTGCCCTAACACGAGCACACGATCGTACGGGTCGCGCTCAAGCGCGGACGCATCCTGCGGCAATGTCGGTCTGCTTTCTCCCCGAGCTCGCTGTCATCTTCGAGCGATGACCCTTCGACGATGAGCTGGGAAATGATGTTCTACAAAACGATGAGCGAAAGCGCAACAGAAAAGATCACAAAAAGGGAACGGCAGCCCCCGTCGAAAGAGGCTGCCGTTGAGAGCGATACGTGGAGGATCTGCTCGGAGGGGAAATGTAGTGGTTTACGGTCGGGTTGTCCAGCGCGCGCGCCTGGCCCACGATATCCAGTGCAAAATGACAGTTGAACGCAAGCCCTCGATTTTGATCGTGGACGACAACGCGATCGTGCTCGAGGTCGCGCAAGCAGCACTTGAAGCGGCCGGCTTCGAGGTGTCGACGCGTTCACGAGGCGAGGGTGCAGTCGCCGCTATCCTTCAACAGAAACCCGATCTCGTGCTTTTGGACGTGAGCATGCCGCACACGCGCGGTGACACGATCGCGAGCATCGTGGCGAGTGCTGCACCCGAACGAAAGATCATTCTTCTTTTGTACTCCGGATTGTCGCACGAATCTTTGGAACTGAAAGTTCGGCAGACGGGCGCTCACGGGTACATCCAGAAGACGGACAACATCGCCGATTTGGTGAGCCAGGTGCGCCAGTGGTTGAAGAGCGGAGGGCCGCCCCCAAAGCGCCATTCCTTCGTGAAGGCGCATTGAGCTCATCGTGGGCGTTTCTTCGGCCGCTCGAACGGCGTCAGCTCAATGCGCCTTCACGAAGGAATGGCGCTTTGGGGGCGGCCCTCCGC